TCTCCTGTTTTTAGGCGGCGTTGAACTCACGCCCCGATGCTGTGGCGAACCATCGCGACGGCATCGGGAAGCGTCATTTTCTGAAAGCACCTGATTGTTGACGCGGGGCAGGCGTTCACGACGCTGATGCGGTGCTCGTTGAAGTAGGGCGCATAGACCGCGAAGTGCTCGGCCCACTCATCCCACTTCTCACTCTGCTGCTCGCATCCGCCGTTGTAGTCGAAGCCCAGCAGCACGATTGCCCGTGCCTGCTTGTGGATGCAGACCTGCAGCGCCCCAAAGCCGCTGGTGCCGCCGCCATAGATTTCACTTGGGTCGTCCGACAGGCCGCGACAGTCCATGCGTTTCAGTAGCGTGATGTTCTTCGCGGGCGGTGGCCCTGCCTGGTCGAGCTGTTCCTCGGGCACGGCCCAATAGACGCGCGTGCGTGTCTCCGCGAGCTTTTCGCGCCATTCCGTGTAGCGCTTCACGTCGAGGCCGAAGACCGCGTCCGCCCACGGAATGCCGAAGATTTTTCCCTTCACCGCCAGCACATGCGCGCCGCGCAATTGCTCATAGTCGAAACCGATCAGCGACGGGCCGCCGCCGATGACGACCACCGGCTTGTCGCTCCAGAATGGTTTGTTCACCTTCCCGTACAAAATTCCGTCTCCCATGATGAAAACGGCGCGCACGGCCTGTATGCGCGCCGTGCCGTTTCAACAACATTTCGATCAGGCGGCGATCGAGGTATCGACGCCCCTGTTGTATTGCAGCCTGAATTGCGCCAGCACGGCGAATATCCGAAGCTGATTGATGAGGTCGGGCGGATAGAGGACGTTGACCCGGTTCGGGTCGTCTACTGCGCGCTCCACGATGAGGTTCTGCTTGAATGCGGTCAGGTTCTCGACCCGCCCCAAGAACTCATCCTGTAGGTACTGCGAGATCAGCTCGGCTTTTATTATCTTCGGCGTCACGATGGCTTGACCGACACCGAAGCGCGTTCCGTCATCGGCCAGCTTGTGACGCGGATATTTGCTGGTGATCGCATAGCGCTGCGAGCGGAACAGTGCCGCCAGCGTGGCCAGCGTCGGCACCAGCTCATAGGCATCGTCGCCCTGGCCGTAGAGGTTTTTCTGATAGGTGGTGCTTTCCCGCTTGATCGCCGGCACGCCATCGGCGTTGATCGCCTGCGTGGCGATGCCGACCCAGGCCAGATCGTTGAGCTGCCGCATGGTGAAGCGCTGATGCTTCGGCGGCGGCAGGCAACCGTCCAGCGAGAGCGTCTGCAACGGACGCGCCGGATCGTTGACCAGCGCGCGCGCCGCCTTTGCGGTGTAAGCCGCAGCAAAGCACCAGGGCGGGGTGGGCGAGTTCGACTCGATGCCCATGACCGACACGACGCCGCTGTTGTTGTTCGGCCCGTACTGCAACAGATCGGCATAGCCGACAGCATCGCCCGCCGCCGCGACGCCGCGCTTGGCGGCGAAGATGTGTCCGTAGAGCTGGCGCATCCAGCCCCATCGGCCGTTGTCGCTGAAGCCGTACTCGCCTTCCAGCAACGCGAGCGACGTGCTGTCGGTGTACCCGGTGGCGACGTACTCGTAGGGCTCATCGCCCAGGTTCACGAGCGCCTGCGTGATGTCCACATCGCCGGTGCCCGCCGTCAGCTTGTTGGTGGCCGGCAGAGTGATCAGGAGGCCGATCGGCACCTGCTCGGCCGCGAGCGCGCCGCCATAGGCGAGCCTGACATCGATGTCGTTGCCCTCGACGCCCTTGAACTTGCAGGTGAGATCGACCTCGGCAGTAGTTGCAACCGCGGTCACCGGCATCGACGGATCGGCATTGATTGCAGCGGCGATGTTGGTCGCGGTCGTGTCCATCGGCTCGCCCGCAGCAACAAACACCTGCACCCTGCGGCCGGCGATATAGACCGGCAGCGTGCCCGCCGCTGTCGCCGCCGCGGTAACCGAGATTTTGCCGGTCGCGGCCACGCCCGCGGTCGCTTCCTTGATCGGGACCACCCAAAGCTCTTGGGCAAAATTGTTCTGGGTGAACGCCTGCACCATGCCGTCGAGCATCGAGCCGTAACCAAACAACTGGCGCGCGTCGGCCTGCGACGGCACCGGCACCGGCACGTCAGGCAACGCGGTGCCGGTCGAAAGCATGGTGCCGATGATCAGTGACGCCAGCCGCGAGCTTGGATAGCCGGCCATGCTGGGATCAACTTCCACCCAATATAGGGGCATGCGCCAATTCGCCGGAATGCTGTTGAAAGAAACGGGCATTGTTGCTCTCCTTGTTTGACTGCTTACGGTCCTGTCTCGATCTCGTACTCGCGATCGAGCTGCGGAGTGCCGGCATCGGCGTGCGCCTTGTCGGGGAATTGCGTTTGGATGCTGATGAGCTTCAGGTCGTCCACGATGGTCGGTGAGAACTGACTGCGGAACTGGAGGTTCATCTCGACCCTGATTTCATACAAAGTGATCTCGCCCACCTTCGCGTATTGGCCGACGCGGTCCATTTGCGTGCAGCCTTCGGTGAGGTTGAGGAAGCGCGGGTCGCACAGCAGCAGGTCATCGATGCTGGCCATCCATTCTTCGAGCGCGTGGATTTGGTTCTGCTCGTCGGTCGGGATCTGGACGGCCCCGGAGAATCCCAGCGTCAAATCGTGGATGAACTTCGGCATGGTCTGGTTGCACTGGCCGTCCGGCAGGCGCTTCTCGCGCAGCAAATGGACCGCGAGCACCGGCAAATGTTCCGGCTGCACCTGCAGCATCGGCGTGATGCGGTAGGTCTTGAAGGTCGTGCCGAAGCCCGCCTGCAAGAGCGACATCGCCGCGGAGTGGATGGTGTTGGCCCAATGGCTCATACCAAGGGCCTCACGGGCACTGGAGGTTCCTTCGCATACGGGTTGATTTCGTCCTTCGGCTCCTTGAGGCGCAGCAACAACTTGCCGCCGCCCTGGCCGTCGAGATCGAGGTCGCCTATCCAATACTGCTTGCCGTAGGCCGGATGCCGCTTGTCGGTGATGGTGACGAAGTCGCCTTCGTCCGGGTACGCGGCAAAGTCGGCCAGCCGGACGCAGAGGTCGGTCTGCTGGTCCGAAAAGATGGTGTCGTCCTGCATGACCACATCGAGCTTGGTCGATGAATAGACGCCATTGACCTTGAACGGGGGCACGCCCGGCTGGCTCGCTGCTGGCGTGTAAACGACAGCGATCTGGAAAATGTCTCCAGCCGGTTTCAGGACAAGGGCGTCGAAATCGATCATGCGGCCCTACGGGGTTGATAGTGCGATGGCGAGCTTGCAGTCGGTTGTCTGTTTCGTCGGCCTATCGCGGGTTCCAGAGCGCAGCTTGATGAAGCCCACGGTGCGCGCCCACGATCTATCGATGATGATTGCTTGATTGGGCCGCGCCACGATCGTTATTTCATGGCCCTCGTCGTCAAACAGGTCGTTGTAGCTGCCGCCGTCCGACGACACCTGAAATGACATCACGTTCGGCATGTCGCCGTCGTTGTACTCCTGCGGCACCGTGATGCGGACAATCTGACCCGCGGAGCAATCAACACCGTCCGAAAGGCTTTCGCCCTGCGTGATCGTCGGCCCGTCTACAACAACAAAGGACATCAGTTTATCCTCCAAAAGAACGCGGCATTCACGCCGCGCTAAGGCGTGGGAGTGTTAGGTGTGCGTGGCGCTCTGCAGCGCGAGCGGGCGCGAGCAGAAATTCAGGCCGTTCATCTGGGTGTCGAGGTGGATGCCTTTGTCGTTCGGCATCGGGTACTGCTTGACGTAGCGGGGCAGACCCATCGTGTTCACTGTCTCGATGTAGTCGGCCGGCGCGTACACGGTCGGGAACAGATTTGGCACGCCGGTCGGATAGAAATATGCCTTGTCGGTTTCGACCATCGCGGCGCCCTGCGCATAGCCGCGGTAGTTCGTCCATGAGATGCCGCCGAAAGCGAACGTGCCCCACGACTGGCCGCCGGAGATGTACTGTCCGCGCAGCTCGGAGGCGTCCATCATGTTGAGGTAGGTCGCGCGGACTTCCTGCGACATGATCAGCGCGTCGAAGAACGCATCGCCGCAGATGGCCTCGACCCCGGTGAAGCCCTGGCCGTCGAGGTTGTTGCCCATCGTTCGGATCAGAGCCGCGCACGCCTGCCGAACGGCTCCGGTCGCGGTCGCGCCGCTGAGTGGGAAGTTGATCACGCCGGGCGCCGTGATGCCGTACTCGTTGTAGAGATTGAGCGTGGTGCCGTCCGCATAGGTGACGATGCCCTTGATCGCTCCTACGCGCGCGTGCTCCTGCGTGTACTCCAGCGATTGGCCGGCGATCTGCATGCGCTCGGCCACCTTCGTCATCACCGCTTCGGTGCCCGTCTCCTGCCCGAAGGGCCGCACGCCCTGCACTTCCTCGGCCATGACGGAGTCGTTGATCTCGAAATGCGGCACGCCCAGCATGCGCAGCGCGCGCCGTGGCTTTGCGATGGTATGGCCGGGAGCACCGCGCGGGGTCGGCGCAACAAGTGTCAGGATGTTGTTGCGTTCCTCGATTGCCACCGCTGTCTGCGCGATGCTTATCTCGCTGAACAAGCCTCTGCCCGAGATGAAGCCGGGGATAAAGATCAGTTTATTGATTGCGAGTGAGAGCGGCACCACACCGAAGCCGTCGCCGCGAAAGATGTCGAGCATTGTCGTGTTCCTTTATCTGCTGCGCCTTTTGCGGCCAGCGCGTTGATGGGTGCTCGCTCAGAAGCGGGCGATGATGCCTACGGTCGCGAGGGTGGCCAGGCCGATTGCCTGCTCGGGCACGGTGATCGCACCCCACTGGATCATGGTGCCGTTGACCTCGGCATTTCTGACCAGCACCGCGATCCGCAGCCCGTTCGCTGCATTCGATGTTCCGCCGTAGATCGCGATTGCGGTGCAATCGGCGCCCACCGCTGCCGGGACGAACGTGCCCGGCGTGGTCGCGGTCGGCGCCACCGTCTGCTTCAACGGCTGACCCGGCTTGATCGTGATCGGGTCGGCCAGATACCCATAGGCGCGCGAGATTTGTCCGTTGCCCTCCGAGAGGATGAACTCGGCCGGGTGCGGGCCTTCGGTCAGCACCGGGAATGATGGATTGCCAGCGAGCAGGTTTATCTGATCGAACTGCTCGGGCGCCAACAGACCTTTGCTCTCGTCATCTTCGCGGCGTTGCTCCGGTGACATGGCCGCGCGCTTCTCGTCCTCCTGCAGCCGCTCGGGCGGTGAGAGTGCGGCGCGGCGCTCGTCCTCCTTGCGCTTGGCCTCCGTGTGCTTCTGCACAAGGTCGCGAAGCCGTTGCTTCTCCTTGTGCTCATCGGCACGACGCTTTTCCTCAGCGCGGAATTGCTCGTCGGCCTGCTGCTTCGCGTCGTGCTGCGGCTTCGGGTCGTGCCTTGCGGCGGGCTGCCTGTGCTCCTGCCTTTCGTCGCTCATATTCGAGACTCCTTCCTGGGTTCACTTCTTGAGCCGGGCGTTGATCTTGTCGGTGATCTTCGACCACGACGACGCAGCGGCTTGCGCTGGCGGCACAAGCGGGTGGTGTGGCATCACCACCGGTTCCTCGGCCCGCTTTGCCAGCAACTCCTTGCGGACCTGATCGAGCGGCGTGCTGGCGCGCACGTAGGCGCCCACGCGTTCCGGCGCGGCGGCGAGCGTGCAGAGGTCGGTGACGCTGGCCACGTAGGCGCGATGTTCCTCGGCGCCTTGCTGCTTGGCGGCGTCCAGCGTGATGACCTGCGCGGTGGGTTGCGGCGGCTCGACCACCGGCGCCGGCTTTGGCTGCGCGGGATCTGTCGCCGGCTCGGCCGGCTTGTCCTCGGGCTCGTCCTCGGGCTCGTCCTCCGGGTCGCCTGCTGCAGCTCGAAACCTCTCTGCTGCCGCCGTGGGCAACAGGCGCAGCGGGAATTTCGCCGCCATCTTGACCGGCTCGGTGACCTCATCCGCATAGCCGAGCTTCAATGCTTCGTCGGCGTCCATCAGCCGATCTTCTTTCATCAGCGTCTTGACCTTGGCGGTCGTGCTTTTCGAGCGCGCCGCGTAGGTCGCGGTGAGCGACTTGTCGATGCGATCGAGATCGTCGGCTAACGCGCGCACGGTGTCGGAGCTGCCGTAAGCAAATCCCGATGCGCCGTGGATCAGCATGAAGCTGTTCGAGGGCATCACGATCTTGTCGGCCGCCATCACGATGAAGGACGCCGCCGACGCCGCGATGCCATCGACATGCGCGGTCACCGTGGCCTTGTGGTTCTTGATCGCGTTGTGGATTGCCACGCCATCGAACACGTCGCCGCCGGGCGAGTTGACGCGCAGGGTGATGTTATCGACCTCGCCCAGCGCATCGAGATCAGCAACAAATTGTTTGGCGCTTACGGTGTCCTCGCCCCAAAACGATTTGCCGATCTCGTCGTAGATGACGATCTCCGCGGTCTTGTCCTCGGCGGCTTTCATCGTGAACCATTGGCGCATTGCTGTTGCTCCCTACGCTGCTGCGGCTTCGTCGGCGGCGTCCTGCGCCGCTTGGTCGGCGGCGTCCGCGGCATCCTGCTGTGCTTGATCGGCCGCAGCCTGATCGCTCGGGGACATCGGCTGCGTGGGGGCGCAATAAACAACCGGGAAAATCAGATCGAGGCTTTCCTCGCGCTCCTTGTCGGCTGCAATGCGCCGGTCGGTTTCCTCCGGGTCGGTGCCCTCGGCCTCGACCACGTCGCTGCGTGATTTGAAGCCAGCGTCCACCGCAAGCTTTTCAGCCTGACGATCCTTCAGCGGATCGACCCAATCGTTGCGCTGCGGTATCCATTTGGCACGCTGAAAGGTGACCTGATCCGCCAGATAGGCGCTCGCCTCGATCGGGATTGCCTGCGCGAGCACGGCTGTATCCAGCCAGCGTTTCCAGATCGGCCTGCACATCTGGAACACGATGATGTTGTGCTGGAACTGTTCCAGCTTGCGCCGAAACTCCACGATGCTGCCGCGCAGCGACGAGTAGTTCGCCCGCCGCAGGTCCGACGTGACGACCGAATAGGGCATGCCGAGCCCACCAAACAAAGCGAGCTGCTGCCGGTACTGATATGCCTCGTAGGCGCCGCCGACATCGGCCGGCTCCGAGAACTTGATGTCCTCGCCGGGCAGCAGCGTTTGCATGGTGCCCGGCTCTAGGCCGCTCAACCCGATATTGTCCTGCTGCG